GCAGGAATGGGTCAAGAGATATGGGATATTGAAAAACCAGAACCATGGAAGGGGTATCAACAATGGGGGATGTAATTAAGTTTACAAACTCAACAGTTCTAAACCCAGATGGTAGCTTGAATGAAGAGGGCAGAGAGCAAGCGTTGCAGCATTTGAAGAAATGTGTTACTCTTCTTGAAGAAAGAGTGAAAGAAGAAAGCATTGATGGTGCTGTCCTTCTTATGTTCAAGGACGGTGATCTGGCAGAGGATGTGATGGCTGGCAACATAAAGTCAACGTCACTTCTTTTTGTCTTAGAATATATCAAGAATGATATAATAACTGGAGCAAATAAATTTACACAGGAGATACTGGACGATGATTGAAACTATTCTTATGCACAAGGCAGAAATTATTGAAGCAGTATTAGGTGTTGTTGTGGTGGCCAGTGTAATCGTAGGCGGCACTAAGACTCCTGATCCTGACTCTTGGTTAGGCAAAGCTTACAAGGTTCTTGAGTGGGCATCTCTTACCTTTGGTAAAGCAAAAGAGACTGGAGAAAAGTCAGTTGAAAAGATTGAGGTCAAGGTAGCTGAAGGTTCTACGGAAAAAGTAGATGAAGCCAAAAAATGAACATCCACTTGATGGACCTCACCCAACTGATTGACGCCTGATGCTTTCTATCTTTGGTAACATCATAGGATTTATTACCAAGGTTATACCTATGCTCTTTGCTTACAGAGCAGGGAAGAAATCTGCACAGGTAGATATACTAGAGAAAGAAGCAGAGATAGTGGAGAAGGCTAATGAAGTTGAAAGAAGGATTGACCGCATTAATAGTGATGCTGTCTCTGAGCAGCTGCATAAGCGTTGGGGACTCCCAAAGTAACTGCAGTTGGGTGAAGCCCATTCTTGTACATGAAGAGGATGTCTTCACTCCAACCACAGCCAGAACTATTCTTACCCATAATGAAACATGGGCAGAGGTATGCTCTAAGTAGAGATTTTAATCTCTCTAGATTTTAGTTCTTCCGGTAGAAAATGCTTGACTTCAATGGTCAGTAGCCCGTTCTTGAACGTGGCATCTGTCACCACGTAGTGAGGTGCAAGGATAAACTTCTTACTAAAGTTTTTAGAAGAGATACCCTTGTAAGTCATGTGCTTTTCAGTTGCCTCTGAGTCTTGCTTCTCACCCTTGATGGTAAGTTCAAGGTTCTCTACAATGACAGAGATATCATCCTCTTCCCATCCAGCAAGAGCAATCTCCACCACATAGTTTTCACCGTCTTTGTATACGTTATGAGGGGGATACTTGTTATCTTCATAACTAATGTTGTTGAGAGCAGAGACTAGGTTGTTCATGCCTAGCATTCTGTCAAACATAGCAGAGGTTAATTTATTAGAGATAGATAAGTTATAGTCATTCATAGTACTACACTCCTTTTCAGCAAGTTATAAGAGACCCGACAACCCGGCATCTCAACTAGAATATAGCATACCTAGTCTGCTTTATCAAGTGTTATATTCTCTCCCAGTTGTTTTATCTTACCTACCAAAGATGAGTGGTCCATCAGAAGACTGATCAGTGCCTGTCTAGGGACCTTTATATCTTTGGCATTCTTTCTAGCTTTGTCTGCTGCTAGATGTAGTGTATCAAAGTCCTCATCAGTTGTGTATAACTTCACCGCCTATCTCCTATGTTGTTGGCGCTCCCGGCAGGACTTGAACCTGCAACCTACAGATTAGAAGTCTGTTGCTCTATCCAGTTGAGCTACGGAAGCTTTATTTAAAGTGACAATGGATATAAGAGCGCATTCCAAGAAACAGGAAAACACTTGTCACACTCTACATCTATCAGGGATGCAACGTCTCTGGTCTCTTCCTGTACATCCAACTTAACCCTGAGAGAACATACTCTGGCAAAGGCAGCAAGACTACCTGTCCAGTACCACTCAGTAAACATACTCTGGGGGAGAACCATCCTTGCCATCTCTGGTGCTACACCTTTTCTGAGTAGGTCATCGTAAGCCCACATACACCTTCTAATTGCTTGTTCATAATTATCTAATAGAGACGGTCCTGATTTTGTAGCAGGGTTAATATCAATAACCTTATCTGAACTGCCCTGCTTCTTGTTCTCTGGCTTACCTCTCCAGTATTCTGGGTAGTAGAACTCTGGTTCATAGTCAACGTATCTCCTGCTGATCTCGTTCCAGACCAGACCCACCTGATGTTTACCAAGTTGTCTGGCCACAAAGATAGGAGCCTTGATCCTGAACTGAAGAGAGGTGTGGGCAAAGGGTGTCCAGTGGTTGTGCTTGGCAAGGTAAGCTATCAACTTCTCATCTGATTCTTTTAGCACATCTCTGACAGGTCCAGCAGGAGTGATGTTCTCCCAGTCTGATTCCTTGTTGAAGGAAACTCTGGCAGCGTTTACCACTGAGAGGTCAGAACCCATGTGGTCTATCAGCGTAACTTCCATACCGTTCATTCTACTAAACATCCTCCGCACACAGTGTTGATGACAGCTGCACCTATAACATAGGCAACGTAGCTAGTCAATACTAAACTTATAATAATTGTTAGCCAGTCTCTCTCTTTCACTCATGCTCTCCACCGGGGTCTCCCTCTGAGTAAATTATTTTCTTACCTTTGTACCATTGATAGCGGCTTCTAGAGGGAGTATGATATTTCTTTACAAAGTTAAAACTGTTAGGACTTCTTCTGGCAGTTTCAAACGTGCTCACAGTTATGACTATGGCAGCTATAAGAACGGTGTGTGCAATAAGAGTATATCCAAAGAATAATAAATCTCCTATCATAATTGAGAATGTAATACACCACATCCAAGCAAGTGTCTGTAGAACTAGATGTCTTACCTGCAAGTCCTTTATGTTTTTCAAGGGATTTAACTCTGCGTTCATCACACCATCCCAACAATCAAATATAAACTGCCTCATTTCAGTGACTCCGTTGCCTTTGAATCAAAACTATCTGTAAACCCAGAGTCAGGAAACTCTTTAACAGGGTTTAGATAGGTAAGAATAATATCACAGGCTTCCATTATACCTCCATCACCCGTGTCCTTTTTGATCTGTTTTAGAAAGGCGCAGGTCAATGACTCTGCCATGTCTTCTTGCATCTCCACTATATATGATGTCATTCTCTTACACTCCTACATTCTTTTTGAAACAGTTGATACTTTTAACAGGAACATCAGGTCCATACTCTAACCCAGCAAACTCTTTAAGCTCTGCTAGATTATTGTGTATGTGTTCATAACAATGTTCTATTCTTGAAAACTCTAGCACCTTACCGTGCTTAAAGTTTACCTCCAGAGCATCTTCAGCAGCAGCAGGGTTCAGAAGAAACATTATAATAACTATTTTGTACATGATCTTTATGCTCCTATGTCTACAACTTCACATACACCACCAGTGCAAGCCAGTTCCTGTGATCCACTGGTTGTGTCACCCCTCTCATATCCCTGTAGCTCTGTCCAGTCAATGACAGGCGGCATCTTCTTTATCATACCACCATAGATATCTTTCTCAATGTCCTGATACGGTGCCTGTTTGTAGGAGTGATCAGAGAAGGGGAGGAAGGATATACCAGAGAGAGAATCAAAATGTTCCCAGCACCATGATCCCACAGCTAACCACTCATGCTCCTTGACAGAGATCGTAACAGATGGCTTGTGCTCACAGTAGTTGTCAGCTATCTTGAGCCACAGTTCCAGCTGCTCAATGGCACTCATGTCATACCTGCACACGGCACCCTCTGGGCTTTTCATAGGGAAGGAGAACACAGTTACACTGTCAGGTGCAGTGAAGTCTGGCTCTGCTGGCACACCCTTGTCTTTGAGGAACATGGTCAATGGGTCCTTGTTATCACCTCTGACTGTCCTGACATAGAAGGGGTTGTGCCTTGCATGGATACCAGAGGCAGCATCTACCAGTTGAGACACAGTGCCAGAAGGTTTGACACAGGTGACAGCTGCACTCTGCTTGATGCCCAGCTTCTCTGCCAGTTTCTTGTTAGTCTTAACAGCTACGTTCCGCAGTTCTTGCAGTGTCTCTGGCTTGGCATTGTACACAGCGGGGCAGTCCATGATACCTGTCAGTGACACACCTAGCAGACGCTCCTCCTCTGTGGTATCTTTCCAACGCTTACGCAGGTAGCCAAAGTCTGTCAGGGTGGACTGGAATGTGCCTAGTATGGTGGCCAGCCTGATCTTTTCTTTCAGCGTAGCCACAGTGTCATCTGCTCTGCAGATAACCTCTGACAGGTTACAGAACTGATAGGGGCGTAGGATGATCTCACAGCAGGGGTTGGTGCCAAAGTCAACATTCCCATCACGCCTACCGTTGGACGCTGCCTTCTCCTGTGCAGATGCACGGTTGAATATGCCGCGTTCTCCGCTCTTGCTCTCGTACAGGGAGAGCCACTCTTTCATAAAGATACCCATGTCAGGGCGCTCTGTGTAGCAGACAGAGTTGTTGGATAGTGCACGTTGCTGATTATCTACCCACCAGTCTCCGCTCTTGGCCATACGCATACGCTCATCTGTAAGATTGGAGAGTGAGATCAGAGCAGACCTTCTGACGCCACCTACAACCACCACCTGACCAACCTTGCACATGATGTCATGGCACTCTATGGAGGTGAGCTTACGCCCCTTGGCTTTCTTGAATGTTTGAATAGTAAAATCAAACAGTTCCTCCAGAGGTGCAGGACCAGATGCCCTACCGCCAAACACTTTCAACCGCTCACCAGCGGGGCGTATCTTGCTGGTGTCAATCTTGGGTATACGGTTGGTATAGAGGAGAGAGATAAGATCACGCAGCCCTCTGGCCCAACCTTCCTTGGAGTCAGCAACAGAGATCACATCGTCTGTGTTTTCAAACTCTTGATCAGGTATGGTGGGTAGACTGTTGATATACTGACGCTCAACAGAGAAGCCTACACCTGTGCCGTTCATCAAAATGTACAGGCACTCGTCAAAAGAACGGGGTGAATCAACAGGAAGATAGGAACAGTTATACCCTGCCACGTTCTCACGCTTGAGCGCAGGACCAGCTGTCATCAGTGCTCGCATAGAACCAAGAACCTTGAGCGTGAGCATTGCACTTCTTAGCTCTTCTAGTTCTTTTCCAAAGAGATCATAGCTGTAGTTGTCACCAAGGTGGCGTACCATAAAGGACAGATACCTGTCAACTGTCTCTTCCCATGTCTCTCTCCGCTGTTCTTCGTCTAGCCAGCGTGAATACCGGGACATATGGATGAACGACTGGTAGTTAGTTGGTAGGGTAACCTCACCATTCGTAGTTGTCATCATTGATCTCCTCTGTTACAAATTCTAACCAATACTCAAACTGTTTGATTGTGTATTCATCAGTGACAGGGCTTATATCTGCCAGCTTTTCGCCATCAAATATAAGTTCGTCACCACGTATTTCAAGTAGTGGTATCGACATTAAAATTCAAAAAGTTTGGGATGTTTCTTGGTCAAGTCAGACCGAATAGCCCACTGCTTTGTAGCTGAAATCTCAAATGGTTCTACCCATACCCTGACATCTGTAAGACCCATGTCACGGTACTGCTTGCGAAGTTTTCTACACAGAATTTCTGATGCTTGCTTATCTCCTAGATAGTCTCTCATAGCTTGCCCTCTTCTAGGAGTTGCATCTGAAGTTCGATATAGTGTTTGGCTTTTTCAAGGTCTTGAACATTTGATTTGACCGCATACCTAGTCACGTATTTTACTACATTACCCATCAGGAAACCAAGCTGATTACATTCTATGTACTCAACTGGTTGAATTTTACAGGTTTTATAGTGGTCACCTCCAACCTGTTTGTCGATAGCTTTCTTCATTAATTGATCCTTTCTCTCTGTTAGACTAACTATTATCTTCATGAAGTATCGCATTGATCCTCTTTC